CCCGCTGTCAATCCTGCTTCGACGTGAAAGCGTCTAAGCCAGGAAAGAAAGCCCACGTCATTCTAACCTTTCGGTTACGGACGACGAACCGTTCAACCTGATCAAGTGAAAGCCTCGCGAAAAGACGCGAGTAACCACCTGATGTCCAATCTCTCAACTGTTGAAAGAGTTGAGGGACTCTAAACTCCATTCTTTGATAATTCCTGTTGAATCGGACAGGGAGCTTGACATCGACGTCAAGCTGCCATCCGAGGCAAGCAGGGAAAGAATCAAGTGCAAACTGGTCGCAATCGGTAAGAACCGATCGCTTCCAGCTCCCAAAAGGAGGCTCTCTATTTGCTTGTTCACCGATCTCCGCGGCCTCAATAACTTGAGGACGTAGCGATCTATATGAACATCTGGACGAGAGTTCGCACCAAGGACTCCTTCGACGAAGACCTGATAACGCAACCTGATAGGCGGAATCTTCCGCCTCTGGGCTCTCGTTAGCAGGACAAGACGAAGGAATTCTTGAGATGGGGACAACGAGGACCGGGAAGATTTCCCGGGCCCATTGTTCACAAAGTTTAGCCGCACGATATAAGCCAAGAACGAAGAATTTTCGTTGAAGGCTGATAAGCGCGGGGTGATCGCTGATATTTCTTCGATCAACATAATGGTATCTCCTGTTACGAATTATCGTGACATCGAGGCCGTTATACCACTCCGTACCACACGACTCCCTGAAAGGGGTCTGGTAGCACGTCTTAGACGTGTTAACCCGACATCCGACAGAGTGAAGAGTGGAACAAAGGGTAGAGAAAGCGTATTCGGGGATAATTATATCATCTCCAAATACAGCCAACTGTGTTGATAGTACCTCAAGGCTATCGGGAAGGCCCAATAGCCGGCGACAATGTCCCATGGACGCTATTGCTAGCGCCCAGAAGACTATTGACTCCACTGGGAAGCATGTAGCTGAACCCATTGGAGCAAAGGCAATGATCTTAATATCTTTCCCATTATGGGAAAGATAATCAGATCTTGTTGACATCAACTGTCTTCTTATAACTGGAACCTTTTTCAAGAGGAACCAAAGAAGAACAGTCGAAACGGTATCACTCGCATCACTAAGATCGAGTGTAACATCACCGTTTTCATAGGCCAATCTAGCTCTCTCTTGATTGAAGGTTTGATCCCTCATCTTGATCGAGCGAGAAAGAATCCTATGCGATGCAACATATTGCATAATCGCCTTCATCTGACCCTGCTGAAGATACTGATTAACAGTAGGTTCAGCAGAAATGAGACGAGGTCCACGAAAATCCTTTGGGACAAGGCAACAGCGCGTTTTCATGGTGCGAACCAATGGAACGCCTGTGCCTCGTGACAAAGAAGCGATCATGGAAGGTACTCCATAGACTATGTAGGGATATTCACGTTCGGCTTTCAACGGCCAACTCGTGAAGTCCCAACGTTCATCTCGATCCTTTTTCTCAGCAACAGCCCCAGGTCCATGACCTGGGGAAATGTTGTAGAGATCAAGTTTTGAGAGAACCCTACCTAAAAGCCATTGGGCTCTTAGAAGTACAGGGTCGTGGACGTTCAGTTTAATCTTCCGAAGATTATCCTGACGATCACGAAAGCCCTGGACTGCTAGGTCCTTTTGCTTCTCACTAGGCTCAGTAATGAGCTTAGAGTCGAAGAGAAGAACTTGACGTAGGAAGAATATGGACAAAGTACACGGTTTATCAAGAAGTCGCCCATCTAGACCAATTACTCGGTTAAAAACCGAGAAGAAAAGCCTAGGAAGACGTGTTTCCCTTTTCATGGCAAAGTTAGCAGGACAGATAAACTGCCCTGTTACTAGACCATGATCCAGGGCACGACCCAAAAGGGGTAGTGTTACCTGGACAAAGCTAGTACCTTCAGATAAAATCCTTTCAGAGATTATCTGAAGATCCTTGTCATGGAAAGGTAATCCTTGAGAAATCCCGTCAGCGATCATTTGCTGGCGGAGTGCGATGAATCGCGTTTGGAACGATTTAAGGGCTCCCTGCAAAGGGTTTCCTCCAAATCTCCATATGTCGACCTATTGCACCATACCTATGACCATATCAATAAGTTATAGCAATGTCGCCCGACGATTATGCAATCGAAGGGTTGAAAGGTCCAGTGACGTTGAAGTCTCCTTCCGGAGTACCTCCCGCCATGATGGACGTGACATTGGCAGTCTTGTTGATATAAGAAGTCAACTGAGCGATGATATCTTTTACCATCGTCAGAGTGACTTCCGTACTGCGCGGAATCGAAAGCTGGAGGGACGCGATCAACTGTAAATAGTTGCCCGACGTGTCCTCCACGATTGCCTTGGTAAGGACAATCTGATGGCGATCGGTTCCTTTCTGTCCGAGGGGACGCAGAAAATGTTGAACTCTGAGCGTTTCCGGCTCGGTTAGACCGGCGGAAACGTTCGAAAAGTTCATCTGCGAACCTACGGAAGATTGCAGGGCATAGGTAATGTCGGTAGTACCATCCGACTTGGTTACAATGATAGACATGGAGAACTCCTAGATTCTGCCATCAAGTTTACTCTCTTGGAAATACCAAGAGATTAAATGGCGGTTATTAGACGTTACGTGTTTTCATACGGACTTCATACTTAAGTACGCTGGATTATCATCCCAGCGCCAGTAAGTAGATGGAAGAGACCGAGAGCACTGAAGTCAAGTACGCCCGATGTGTCTGGAATCCCGGAACTACGTTCATAGTGAATAACGTCACGAGACGCTATCACCTGAGAGGCTGTAGGTTCTATCATTTCGCCACCAAAAGAGTGGTCATAACCAGGGATCAAATAAAGATCCTCGGAGTGAACTGTTTTGAGCGAGTGACAGAGTCTAACAAACTCACAGAAAGGACCACCGGTCCGAAGACGGGTCAATTTATTGATCCGCTCCTGAGCGTTGGTAAACCAATCTACAACGAATGAAAATGGGATTAACTCCCACGCTAGCCCAACAACTTTATTAATACCAAAGTATTGTAGGTATGCGGACCAGTCATTCGTGTAGTTTAGGTCTTCCCGAACCCGGCCCCAACAGCCAATATGAGCAGTGGATACCTTTTTAGAGGTAATCCACTCACCATTGGCAGAAAGGCCGCTCCCAAAATTAGAACTTGGGGGGCTCGGATCGTAGTCAGAGGAAAGTTCCTGCTTAACCCTAATCGGAACATAGGTCCCAGCATTTTCCCGCAAATATTTCATACGTTTCGATACACGTGAATGTGCATCGAGCGCATCTATAATGTCGGAAATAGCTGGAACTATACCAAACGCCCATGTTAAATGAGCATTACTGCTCCGTTTAGCAATATGGTGTGCGGCACGACCAAGACTCATATGTCTTACACTCTTACCCAATGTCTTCGCGTGTTTTAAAAACACTCGAAGCGCATTGGAGGGATTCACTATAATTTTGAAGGCATCAATAAAGATGTCATTCTCGATCATAGATTCTCCCAACATAGTGGAAGACGGTATGAACTGATCGCAGGCCTCACTAAACTGATCCGCAAGAGCGAACCAGTCATGAGTGAGAAAATCCCCGGTGGAACGACCATCTTGTGTCAAAATTGACTCATAGGTGGAAGAACCAAAAATCCGAGAAGCCAATTGAAGCGTATCACCAAATCGCATCGTACGAGTATCAGTACGCTCAAATACCAAATTCCCGGCAGAATTTACGCGCTGATGCGATACAAGAGTCTCACCGCGAAAGCGGATTTGACTTATATCGTGCACGCAAGGTTTTACAGGGAGTATCTCCTTTATGGATCGACCACGATACCCACCATCCGTAACTAAACGGATGTTAGGCCTTTGGCGCTTAATGCGCTTCCAGCTATGGGTAATAGGGTCAACCACAATAGAAGGAGGCGGTGTTTGAACGTCCTCAAGTGTCGACAAATATGCGGGAAAAGACAAACCGACCGTATCGCGAACCAGAGATGAGCGAAAGCTCACCAACGGAGGGCGGGTATAGTCAAAGGATGTATTTTCCTCGTAGTGACTTGTCGCTACAAAGGGTTTACTGATAGTACGAGTTCTCATACGGGTTACCTTCTCCAGACAATTGACACAACAATCCTGATCCCATCAAGGACCAGAGCGGCTATGGCGATCATACGTGACCATTGAAGCGCAGACCAACGTCTCATACCATTGTCCCGACCAAGGTGGAAGTCAAATTAAGACTATCCATCAAGGAATCGAGGCTCGGGATGGGAAAATTGGAAGGCGCAACAACGGTGGTATCCAAAGAGATCCTATCTCGCGAGAGACGGGACCTAGAGGAAACCGTGTATCCAGTTAGATGCCCTGCATCGGTGTTCGTGGCATACAGCTTTTGAATATGCTGCATAGCCAGAGACATGAGAAGCACAAGACGGCCGTTATCCCGTTTAAGGATAGCAACCTCACGTGACAGCTCAGCCCGAGACAGAGCAACCTTTCTAGTACCCATATATTACTCCATAGACTGATTGTGTGTGACAAAAG